GGAAAAGCTACCTGGTTAATGTTTCGAACCAGGATCGGGTTTCACCCGTGGAGGCATTCGTCGATCTTCTAGAAGTTCACCACTATAGTGGGTATATTCCCACCATGGTAATGTGAAATCTAATCGACCATTCCAAGAAACTACTTGGGGTGTCGTTTTGATTATTTCTTCAATCAAACGTGATGCTTTCAACGCCTTTATGACCAACACATCTCTGTGTCGGACATAAAAGTCCCTATCCGACAAAGGTATATCGACTTTTCCGATGTACTCTCTTAAAGCTTCACCGTCTTCGCCTAATCCTCTATCATTTAGGTCACCTTGAAGTTTTAGGAAAACTTCTTCGGCACGTCCGTATACTTGAAGGAAGGGGACTGACTCGATTAGATCGAAACAATCCGCACCTCCGTCTCGTAACGAAGTGATTTGCATCACCATCTGTGTTGCTAACTCACCTAAAGGTAATTTATTACCTTCGTAGTTCGTTACTCTATCTCTCGATTCTAGGAATAACTTATGAACAACCTTCATAGCTACCCACTTTCCAAACATACTAAAGTGGATGCTAGGAGATTGCCATTTGCTAATTCCCGTCCAGTTGGTTACGTACTCTAAAATAGCAGTACCTAAATCACCTCGACCTTGTAGATAAGAGAGTAGTGAGACTACTAACTTAATCTTAGGTTCAAAGGCCTGGTACTTCGGTCTAGGCCATTTCTGAACTAGAACAAAGTAGTTCTTGAGAATAGGTGCAATATCAGATGTCCAATCCTTTGTCCACAGCTCTCGGAGTATGATTCCCACCGATTCTATCGGTGAGTTTCTACGCTCATGTAGAGCTGCTAAAGGAAAAGGAGATATATTTTGATTGTGTAGAATAAACTGTTTGGCAAATTCATAACCATATAGACTAACATGAGTCTTAGGTACAGAATAGTCAACACCCAACTTAGGTAATAATACCTCTTTATATTGATAAGCGACTTCATCGTCACATATGACAATGTCGTCTCCTAACAACATATAAGGGCATCTCCTCCAATTCCGGTTAGCCTGCTTGCAGGCTTTCCAGATTATGAAGTGATGTGCTAAACTCGCAGTTGCCCATGATGAGTAGAATCCCATTGGATTACCTGTTCCGTAAACAATCGGACCAATTGGTGATTCAAGAGGATATCCAACCATCATGTGTTTCCACGAGTCGGCATATTCTTTACCTAACCAAACACTTAAGATAAGATGCTCTAATTTGATTGGAAATCTATCACTAAAGGCCGTAAGGTCTATAGAATGATAAGATGACCCTTCTCTTGGAACAATTTTTCTAAGGTGTTTAGTTTGTTGGTGTGTACAGTCTTGTTCTATGGATTGGAAAATGCGAAAGATTTTATTGTTCAATGGCTTTAGGGCACATTGAGTCCAATAATCTCCTATAGCAATTTCCCTAGTTTTACCTTCT